GTGCTGACCAAGGCCGCGCTTGCCGTTCACGAGCAACTCGTTGAAGAGGAAGGGTTTGACGCTTCCAGCGACGAGTACTACACTGAGCTTGACTCCCGTATGTCCCGGTTTTTTGGGGACAAGGGCGTCAAACGCAGCGGGCAGGCGGTTGCCGGCGTCAGCCGGAACACCAAGCCTGCCGGCTCGCGCAAGGTCAAGTTGACCAAGAGTCAAGTCGCCATGGCGCAGCGCCTCGGTGTTCCTTTGGAAGAGTACGCCAAATACGTTGGGTGAGGTGAACATGAGCGAAGAATGGCTCGAAAACGCGGACAAGCCGAAACGCGCTCCGCGCAAGACCCGGGAGAAAGAGTCCCGCATCAAGCAGTGGCAGCCTCCGAGCTCGCTGGATGCACCGCCGGCCCCCGAAGGGTATGCACATAGGTGGATCCGCGAGGAAGTCGCCGGACAGTTGGACAGCAAGAACATCAGCGCTCGGCTCCGCGAGGGGTACGAACTGGTGCGTGCCGACGAGTATCCGGACTTTGAGGCGCCCGTGGTGGATCGGGGGCGTTATGAGGGTGTGATCGGAGTGGGGGGCCTGTTGCTCGCCCGGATCCCGTCAGAACTGCTGCAGCAACGCGCACGGTACTACCGGGAAATGGTCAACGGGCAGGAGGAGGCGGTCAATTCGGACATGCTGCGTGAGAACGCGCACGGTTCGATGCGGATCTCCACCCCCGAGCGGAACACCAAAATATCGTTTGGGGGGCGCGGGTAAGCGCCTGAGACATCTTTCTCTGGAGGTTTGGCATGGCAAATGTCAACACGGCATACGGTCTGCGTCCGGTTTCCCGGGTCGGCAGCGTACCGTCGAGCAATGGTACGACTCAGTACCAGATCAGCGCGTCGGATACGAACAAGATCTACACGGGGATGCCGGTTGTAGTGAACACCTCGGGCTACATCAGCCGCGTGGGTAACGCAACAGGTAACAACGTCAAGCCCTTGGGTGTGTTCATGGGCTGTCAGTACACTTCAGCCACCGAGCTGAAGCCGGTGTGGAGCCCTTACTGGCCGGGTTCTGGTGCGCTTTCGACCGATCCGGTCTACGCCATGGTCGCGGACGATCCGATGCAGGTCTTTGCGATTGCATCGAACGGGTCGATGACCCAGGCCAACGTGTTCCAGAATGCCAACCTGGCCACTGGCCAGAGCGGTACGGACGCGACGGGTATTTCCTCGGCGGTTCTGGACACCAGCACCATTGCTGGTGGAACGGCGGCTCAGAAGCTGCTCCGGATCATCGGTTTTGCCGATGAGGCGGACAACAATGATCTGTCGGCGGCTGGCGCGACTGTGCTGGTCCGGCTCCAGAACCACTACAACGCGCCCGGCGACATCGCCGTCGTTGCCTGAGCGGAGGGCTGAATAATGGCAATTTCACGCGCACAACTGGCGAAAGAGCTTGAGCCTGGCCTCAACGCTCTGTTCGGTCTGGAGTATGGCCGATACGAGCGCCAGCACGAAGAGATCTTCGACGAAGAGAAGTCCAGCCGGGCGTTTGAAGAAGATCAGATGCTGTATGGGTTCGGCAACGCCGTGGTCAAGCCTGAGAAGCAGGGCGTGACCTTCGACGAGGCCGGGGAGACCTACACTGCCCGCTACACCCACGAGACTGTCGCACTGGCATTCTCTATCTCCCAGGAGGCGGTTGAGGACTCGCTCTACGACAGGCTGGCGACTCGCTATACGAGGGCTCTCGCCCGCAGTATGGTGCACACCAAGCAGATCAAGGCCGCAGCTGTGCTGAACAACAGCTACTCCAGCGGCAGCCCGATCGGCGACGGTGTTTCGCTGTGCAACGCCTCGCACCCGACCCGGGTTGGTAACCAAAGCAACATTCTGGCTACCCCGGCGGATCTGAACGAGACCAGCCTCGAAGAGGCGATCATCCAGATCCAGGGGTTCAAGGACGAGCGCGGTCTGCGGGTGGCCCTGACCGGCCGCAAGCTCCTCATTCCGAAGGAGCTGCAGTTTGTCGCTGAGCGGCTGATGGTGACCAACCTGCGGGTTGGCACCGCCGACAACGACATCAACGCCATTCGGTCGATGGGCATGATCCCGGACGGTTACGCCGTCAATCAGTTCTTCACTGACCCGGAGAACTGGTGGATCAAGACCGACTGTCCGGACGGGTTCAAGTACTTCAACCGCGTTCCGGTCAGCACCAAGATGGACGGCGACTTCGAGACCGACAACGTGCGCTACCGCGCCCGTGAGCGGTACTCGTTCGGCGTCTCCGACTGGCGCAGTGTGTTCGGTTCGGGCAACAACGCTGCCTGATCGCTGACACCGGAGCGGTCGACACAGAGCCCCGCTCCGGCGGGGCTTTTTTATGAAAGAACGCTTTGACAAGGTGTGGCTGAAGGCCCGGGAGCAGGGCAAGCGGGACTTCTTCTGGAACGGGCAGCGGTTCTACACCCGGCTGAACCCGCATGTGCGCCGCAGGCTTGCAAGGCGGCGCTAAAGGGTGTTCAATGGGCTGTCTTTTCAAGTAATTGCCGGAGGGCTTGACAGTGGCACGACATACGATCTCTTTTGCCGCGAACATCTATCGCGGGGGCACCCAGTACAACAAGTACGAGGGGGGCAAGCGGGGTCTGGAGGTTTCGGACCTGTTCCATGTGGACCTGGGCGCTGTCGAGGCGGCTGATGCTGACGGCATCGCCGAAAGCCAGGCTGTGGGCGCTGGCGCAGACTTCTCACTGGACGGTGCGCTGGAAGACGGAGGCCTCGTGACCTTCGACACGCCGCGCAACGTGGTTGCGGCTTGGACCGGCACTGCCGTGGTGACCGTCACCGGCACCGACGAGTACGGCGAGACTGTCGTCGAGTCCAGCGCCTCGGGCACGTCCCTGACGGGCAAGAAGGCGTTCAAGACCGTCACCAGCGTCAGCTCCAGCGCCAGCATCACCGGCGCGACCGTGGGCACGGCGAAGGTGCTGGGCCTGCCGTTCCGGATTGATGCCAAGAACCAGGTCATCGTGGTCAGCGAGGACGGCAAGGCGGAGACCGCCAGCGTCGTTGTCGTGGCGGACACCACCGCCGCAACCGCCACCACCGGTGACGTGCGCGGGACTGTGGCTGTTGCCGGCACGCCGGACGGTACCAAGACCTACAGCGTGCTGATGGTTCGCGGATCCGGTCAGACCAAGGCGGCTCAGTTCGGCATTGACCAGTTTGCTGGCTAAGGCCGGGAGGTCACATGACGACGATCCATCGGTTTGACTACGCGCTGACCGCGGACAACGACGATGCCATCGCCGAGTCGCAGACCCCTGCGGCCGGCGGTGTGCAAGCGTTGACGCTGGACGGTTCTGCCGTGTCGGGAGGGGTTGCGACCCTGGACGTCCAGCGCCGGGTGCTCATCACCTGCGCTGGATCCGACGCGGGCCGCACTTTCACCATCACCGGAACCGACGACGCCGGGTACCCGATCTCCGAAGACGTTGCCGGGGCGAACGCCGACACCAGCTCCTCGACGTTGGACTTCAAGACAGTCACCTCGGTGACCGTGGACGACGACACGGACGACGCTGTGGAAATCGGAACCTCAGCTGTGGGCGCGTCTCGGATGCGGGTAATGAACCTGTACCAGGAGCCGTTCAATGTGTCGCTGGGCACAACCGTAAGCGGGACGGTCAACTACACGATCCAGTACTCGCTGGATGACCCGTTCGGTGATCGAAACGCCATGACGTGGTTTGCCGTCACTGCTTTGACCGGCAAAACCGACGCGCAAATCAGCAATTTTTCCTATCCTGTGACGGCGGTCCGGACCTTGATTAACTCAGGCACCGGAACCGTGCGGCTGCGCGTCTTGCAGGGTGGGTGACGTCGTGTTGAGTTCGCCAAACGGCGTCAGCGACTTTGCCTATGTCGGCGATCGGGCGATCAAAGGTGTGTCGTCTGTCGAGGGGCTGAACATTAACACTGCGTCTCGGGAAGAGCTTGAGTTGTTGCCCGGCGTCGGTCCGGCAACGGCTCAAGCGATCATTGCCGGACGGCCTTGGCAGTCCGCTGCCGACCTTGCATCTATCAGTGGCGTCAGCCTCCGCATGGTCAGCAACTGGAATATCACGGCGTGAAGGAGAACGATCGGGTGGACATCAACGCGCAGCGGGCGGATATTCAGCAGACGGTCCACAGCCTGGACAAGCGGGTGTCTGTGCTTGAAACGCGAACAGA